GGTTGCGTACTGCGCCCAGCTGAACCGAAGTCCACAGTAGGAAGTCACCAATCAATCGCAAGACAGTCAACTTCAGGGTGATGATAAAACTCGAGGTGAGATGATGGGATGACTGCTTCGCAAATTTCACCGAGGTCAGTGAGGCCGAGATCGTAAACCTCCATGACCCATTCTCTAAAAATGTCTTCATTCACCAAGACAGTTTCAGACTTAATAGATTCGATGATTTGCGGTATGTCCATGCCACTTGAGCGTGTGAACCACGTAAGATCGTCCAGTGTCAGGAAACTCTGATCCTCAGAATGGAATCTCCGCATAAAGAAATCACACATGAATGGGATGTGCCGGAACTCGTAAGCATAACTCAAGGCCTTACCGGCCATGTATTGCGAATCAGTAACGGCGCCGTTAAGGCTAGCACGAGCGTTAAAACGTGCGAGTGCTTTGCCCAATAACGGCAACATGCATTTGATTTCGTCGCCAAAAATTACAATGCGACGGGAGAGTAATGTCGCATCACCATTAAGCTTGACAGCCTTGCCTTTGAGGACCATTTTGAACCGATCCACCACGCGCTTCCAATCAGAAATGCAGAAGGGTAAAGAAGACACCAACAAGATGTCATCACCCAATATGCACGCCTTAACGCTAGTCATGTTTTGTCGCGCGCAAGCAACGCTGGCCATGACAGCATTATAGCAACTGTTTCGGAAGGTTGTGAGGGTGGTACCCGTAGGCAATTGGTATTTAAGTCGGGCCTTGACCCCGAATCTGTTATTCTTAACGGTGAACGACTCCATGTCCAACACTAGTGTCCGTAGCCACGAAGGCATGCCCAACACATCGAACCACGCGTCTGTGAGCAGTGCGACGCGTGACCGCTGTTCGCGGTCATTACGGGAGAAATCACCCTCATAAGCATGAGGGTGGTCGTCGTCGTCCAGGAAGTCAACGATATCCACATCAGTGGTCTTGTATGCCAGTTTGACACGCATGGTGCCAACTGGTGCCAGATGTAGAAGTGCCGAAAGCCGTTCCATGGCTATCATCATGGCCGGGCCTGTCGTGCGATTAAACGCATCATTGCCAGCATAGATGACACGTGGTGCCCACTCAGGGTCATCACGTTTGAGAAGAACTTCCAACTTAACGGAAAGGTCTTTTTCAGCCAAATAACTTGGATCGGCCCAGGGAAGGTGCTCCTCAGCAGCTACCATCCGGGCGCGTTTAGCTTCACCGAACTTGTTCAACCAACGAGCCACGTCTTCAGGCGTTTCATGCCACTCGCTTGAGCCAAACAAGGCTTCACCAGCGGGCTTGATCGCCGTTATAATGTCCATGGCCTCCCGAAACACATCATCAGCAATATCATCATCGGGCCCGTCCTGAAGAAAGTTACATCGCTTGCCAAAAGCAGCAAGAAATGACTCAAAATCATTGGACGTGACAACGGGCACCTGCGCTGAAAGTAGTGGCCCCATTTGGTTTACAGGGTTGGGCGCGTCTTCGTACGAAAACTTCCCTTCCTGAAGTTCAAATGGCACATTTGGAACAAATGCGCGTTGGGTCACAACCTTAAGGCGGCCGTGTCTGGGTTGCGTGCCCGCCCATTCGTTGTCGTCAGTAAACGATACGATTGGGGCTACCCGCTGTCGTCGGTTCCAATTTTCAGTACCATAGGATTGACGGTACATACCATTGGGACGCGTGACGCGTGCGCGCCCGACAGTCGGCATAGCGTGTGTGTGTGTGTGTGTATGTGGTGTAGTGTGTGTGTGTGTGT